AACGCTTATTTAACAGCAAAGAAAAAATATCATCCATCATGTCCGAATTAAAATATACTGAAATAGAAGCCAATTTTATAACGCATGAAAAAATTTGCGAAGAACGCTATAACGCTATCTTAGAATCTTTTGATAAAGGTACTAAGCGCATGGAACGTATTGAATATTTGTTATATGCGGTGATTGTTTCTATCTTCTTTGGTAAAGATTTTTTAGTTGATACGGTGAAACACCTAGTGAAATGAAATGCCTGATATTAATCCAATTGCACAAGGGGCTGAGTCTTTAGCCAACAGTTTAGAGCAAAGTCGTGAGGCAGGCAAAAAACTCACTAAAAGTATTGAGAATATACAAAGAGACGGTACAGAAGTTGCGTTACAGGAATTAGAAGCAAGAAAGAAGCATAAGGTTCATGAAGAAGCGATGGAAAACTCGATGATATATCGAGCGATTCAAGAGTATCAGAATCAAAGTGCAATTATTCAAGCAGAAAACGAGGCTGAAAAAGAATTTAAAGCCAAGTATGGTGCTAAAGAATGGAGTAAAGTTTTAGAATTAAAAGCAGTAGTAGAGAAAGAACATCAGGAAAGTAAAAAGTATTACGGACATAAACTTGAAGACGTAAGAAGAGTTCAATTTTGGTGTTGGTTTACAGCTTTTATTATTACCTGCTTGCTCTATTACTTTGATTTAGTATGAGTTGGGTTAAATATTGGTTTGCAGTATTTTTAATTGAAATAGCTATTTGGTCGTATGTGATTTATTTACATTTTGAGATTAAAGAGTTAGAGAGAGTAAAACTACCAAAGCCAAAATTTGACAAAGAACATAAAGTCGTAGTGCGAACTAAAAAGGATATAGTCCGTGGATGAAGATGTGTTTCGTTGGTGGACAATGTTTGCATTAATTTGTATGATGATAATGTTACTTTTAAAGTGAGGATTCTATGTTTGGTATAGATGATATTGTTGGAGTTGGACTTAAAGTTTTAGACAAAGTAATCCCTGACCCACAAGCAAAAGCACAAGCACAATTAGAGTTGCAAAAACTTGCTAATGATGGTCATTTGGCTGAATTACAAGCTGATATGAATGAGCAAAACAACGTATCAGACCGTTGGAAAGCTGACTTGGCATCTGACTCTTGGTTATCTAAAAATATTCGTCCTATGACGCTTATATTCATTTTAGGAGTCTATACAACCTTTGCAGGATTCTCAGCATTTAATGTTAACGTCAATCAAGCTTATGTAGAACTTCTTGGCCAGTGGGGTATGCTCATTATGTCAGCTTATTTTGGTGGTAGAACTTTAGAAAAGATTATGTCAAAGAAAGGTGATAAATGAACGCTAAAGAACACATTATGTTAATTGCATCATGGTCATTGGTAGCGGTTGTTATCGCTATGATTCTGATGTTTGGATTTGCGGTAATCGACCCAAATGTTGATGATGCTAAAGTATTCGAGATTATTGGACCTGCTTTTCAGACGATTGTCGGGGGATTTATAGGTCTTATTACAGGCATTAAAATAGGGAGCGAAGATGACAAGTGAACAATTGGCTAAATTGGGTATTGATGCAAAATGGCTACAGCCATTGATTGATACTTTTGAAAAGTTTGAAATCAATACACCTGCAAGACAAGCTTCATTTATTGGTCAATGTCAGCATGAGAGCGGTAATTTTAATCATTTAGAAGAGAATTTAAACTATTCCGCAGTACGCCTTACACAAGTATTTCCAAATAGATTTACGTTAGCGAAAGCACAAGATTGCGTTGCTAAAGGCAAACAAGCTATTGCAGAAGCAATGTACGGACACCGTTCAGATTTGGGTAACACAAAAGATGGTGACGGAGGTGCTTTTTTCGGAAGAGGTCTGATTCAGCTAACAGGTCGTGCAAACTATACTTCTTTTGCAACAGCTATCGGAAAACCTGAGATTATTGAGCACCCTGAACTATTAGCAACACCTGAATATGCTTGTTTAAGCGCAGGTTGGTTTTGGTCAACACGGAAGCTAAATGAGCTTGCAGACAAAGGTGAATACGAAACCATGACAAAACGCATCAATGGTGGGACTATAGGCATTGCTGAACGCAAAGCGCACATTGAAAAAGCGTTACAAATATTGGCATAAAGGTAGTAAAATACGATAAACTGTTTGGGATAAACGGTTGGCATATTTAAGGATAAACTATGGCAGCTCAAACAACACCCTCAAACACAAATGCGTCAGCAATGACGTATAACTCGTTGATTTTAGACGTTCAACAATATCTTGAGCGTAATGATAGTGCTGTCACTAATCAAATCCCTGAATTTATTATGCTTGCTGAGTTTGAAATTGCTCAGCAGATTAAAACATTAGGTCAATTACAAGTAGCTGAGTCTACTATGACAGCTACGAATCCTGTAATACCAAAACCTGCAAGATGGCGTAAAACAGTCAGCATGAACTTAACTGCAAGTGGGCAAATACAACCTGTGTTTTTAAGAAAATATGAGTATTTAAGACAGTATAGCCCTAGCTCTACTGCTACAGGAACGCCTTTATATTTTGCTGATTATAACTACGATAATTGGATAGTATCTCCTACGCCTGACCAAAATTATTCTTTTGAAGTGCTTTATTACGAGAGACTTGCTCCTTTATCTAATGATAATCAAACCAATTGGCTAACACAAAACGCACCGAATGCAATGTTATTTGGTACATTGTTGCAAGCCATATTATTTGTCAAGAATGACCAACGCCAAATATTTGAACAAAAGTATCAAGAAGCGATGCAAGTTCTTAAACAAGAAGACCAACTACGACTTGCCGATAGACAAGCCATCGCAATCGAGAGCTAATTATGACTATATCTAATCCTACCTATACATCGCCCTTTACAGGTCAAACTGTTACTCCAAGCCCTGTATCGTATGAATCTATAACATTAAGTGCAAATACAACACTTCAATGGTCAATTAACGGCAATAATCAAAATCAAGTTACTGCCAATATTATTGAAGTATCGGCAACAACAACAGGGTTAACCCTATATATGCCACCTGCGACACAAGTGTCTACAGGTCAAGCGATGATTATTCGCAATACAGGGGCAAATATATTTACTGTTGCAACGAATAATAGTACGGTAGGAAGTACGACGATTGTTTCTGCTAATGCAGGTATTGCTTATTATATTTATGTAACTGATAACACAACAATCCAAGGTACTTGGAATACAGTTACATTTGGAGCAGGAACATCCGCAGCAAACGCCGCTACTCTAGCAGGGTATGGTTTAACAGCAATAGGGGCGACATTAAATCAGCAAACTACCGTACAGACATATAGTTCAAATTACACGATTCAATCATCAGCAAGAGCGCAAATTAACGTATGGACAGGTGGTGTAGGAATATTTTATCTACCATCAGCATCTACGGTAGGAGCAGGATGGTTTACTATTTTTAAGAATGATGGAACAGGAATTGTTACATTAACACCAAACGGTACAGATACGATTGATGGAAATTCTAATCAACAGTTACAGCTTACTGAATCGATTGTATTGATTTCAAGCGGTACAGGTTGGTATTCTTATGCTTATGGTCGTTCTAATCAGTTTGCTTATACAGAGTTAGCTTTATCTGTTACAGGCGGTACAACTACATTAACAAGCCCACAAGCATCCAATACAATCCAAGTATATACAGGTACTTTAACAAGTAATCAAATCATTATTGTTCCTTCTACGGTACAGTTATATGCTTTCACTAATAACACAACAGGTTCTTATACTTTTACTGTAAAAACCTCAGTAGGTGGTGGAGCGACAGTAACGATTCCACAAAGTACATCTTTGATATTGATTTGTGATGGAACAAACGTCTATAACGCCGCGTCAGGTTCAGCATCAAGTATTTCATCGATTACATTAGGAAATGGCTCTACTTCTGTTCCTTCCTTAAAATTTACAGGTGATTTGAATACAGGTTTATATTTGCCTGCATCAAGTCAATTAGGGTTTGTAGTGGCAAATAATCAAGTTGGTTATTTTAATTCAACAGGATTCTTTGCATTAGGTGGTATTTATGGAGGTGGGTTTTGACCTCTAAAGTAATTACCTTAAATATCCAACCTGGTATTCAAAGGGATGGAACGCAATTTGACTCTATACGATATGTAGATGGTCAATGGGTGCGTTTTCAACGTGGAAGACCTCGTAAGATAGGTGGATATAACGGTTTATTTCAGAATGCAACAGGTATTAGCCGTGGCATGATTATGCAATCGGTAAATGGTATTAACTATGTATATTCAGGTCAAAATGATGGCGTATATGTATGGCAAACCAATAATACCAATGGTGTAGGTTCAGGGCCAACAACTGTAACCATGTCGTCCGCTTTTAGTACTAACGATAATAATTTATGGCAATGGGATGTAGTTTACGATTCAGGTGGAAGTGGTCAATTAACCGTACTAG